GAGTAATGTTACCACCTGTCAATAGACGTTCATACATTGTCTTATTGAATTGGTAGCAATAATCCATGTGGCGAACACGAGTTTCTTCAGTACCTTTGTTGTTCTTTAGAACGATTAGGTTTTCAAATTCAAGATGCCAAATAGGAATATAAACTGTTGCTGCACCACCACGAACACCACCTTGTGAACACGATTTGACTGCAGCTTGAAAATACTTAAGGAATGGGATCAACCCTGTGTGAACAACTGAACCATCACCAATACGACTACCAAGAGAACGAATTGCACCAGCGCCGATACCAATGCCAGCTTTCTTAGAAATGTAGCGGACAATGGAAGTCGATGTCGAATTGATGGAGTCCAAAGAATCACCTGACTCAATAAGCACACAACTACTAAACTGACGAGTAGGAGTGCGAACGCCGGCCATGATTGGGGTAGGAAGAGAGATATAAAACTGAGAAGTTGCATCGTAGTAATCCTTAACGTACTTCAAACGCGTTTCCTTAGGATAGCGCATGAATAGTGTCATAGCAATTAACATATACAAGACTTGAGGAGTTTCATATGGTGTCTTAGTGACACGGTCTTGAACTAAGTACTTACCACGGAACTGTTCCATGCCTACGTAAGTAAAATCGTTATCACGTTCATGTTTGATATAACGATCTAGTGTATCAATTTCATGCTCAGTGAATTCACCAAGCACTGCACCATCATAAACTCCACGCATAACGTTTTGTGTAATTACAGTGTTCAAGCTCCAAGGTGTATATTCACCATAGACTTGTTTGCGAATCTTGTAATTAACAAGACGAGCAGCAACGTATTGATAGTTAGGTGTATGCTCAGAGATAAGCTCTGCAGCAGATTTGATGAGCAACTCGTGGATGTCATCTGTCTTCATTCCATCGTTGATCTGGATGTTAGACTTTAATTCGATTTCGGAGATTGATACTCCATTAATACTCTCACAAGCCCACTCCAGAACTTTATGGATTTTATTCACATCAAATGGTTCTTTAAGACCATCTCTCTTCATTACATTAATATTTTGCATTCTTTATATAAACTCCAAAGTTCAAAGTATATTATATCACACACCTGAATCTTTGTAAACAGGCGTGACTAAATTTTTTAAGTGGGATTGTTACGGGTTAATTCTCTGTTGCTCACGAATCCACTCTTGCAATGATTTTAATTGCTCGGTGTTTTGGTGGCAGAGCCCGTAGTTGTTGATGACTGTTGAGGTTGCTTCAGAGAGTTTAACTTCTGAGGTTCTCGCATCAGTAGCTCCGGCGGAGTCGGGAAGCTCGTTTTTTGCGGCAGCGTCGTGGAGCACGCTGAAAGAGTTAGGAAGCTGACACTTGCCATCAGCTTCAGTAGTAACATATTTTGAGATTGCATTATTAGTTTCCTTGACGACTGTAAGTTTATCTATATACTTCGTTACGACTTTTGTAGTAACCTCAGCCTCTTTTTGCTTCAATAATGCAATCTCTGCTTTCTGCTCAAGTACCTTTTTCTGCCATGATTCTTCGTTTGCAATCCCACCAACCATGTACACTGAAAACAATAGGGTTGCAATAGAACCATATTTGATTGGTGTTGAGTAGGTGGCAATGAATGGAATCTTACTTAGCAAGGTGCCGGCAAATGTACCAACGACTGCTATGAGTAATAGACCAAAGAAGAACCAATCAGGCAAAAAAGATAACAGAAACATTTAGCAATTCCACTTTCTAAGTGCTAGTGCTTTACGTGTAGGTTCACCGTTAGGCTTCTTCATAGGTCCATCAACTCCACTCATACGAGCACAGAATGATTTACGACGATTAGCAGCTTTAGAACCTGGCTTTAATTTTGATGGAGGTGTTGTAACAGCAGTCTTAAGGTTACCACCAGTCTTACGGTTATAAGCATCAACACCTTTTTGTGTTAATCCACCAGTAGAAGACTTATGGCCCTTTTTATCGATAGCATATTCAAGCAATTCTTCATCGCTAAATGAATCAAATCTATCCCATACAACTTCAGAATCAACTCCTTCTGCAATCGCTAGTTCTTCAACTAATTCTTCAATCATGTCAAATTGTGCTTCAACTTGCTCTTGAGAGTTTTTAAAGTCTTGAGCTGTAGGTGCACCTTTAGAACCCGGTGTACGCATCTTTTCACCTGAGCCATTCTTAATACGCTTTCTCTTAGCGTGAATGTTTGCCCATAGACCTGGTTTACCTTCTTCTAAAACTTCAACGAATTCTTTAAAGTTTTTAAGTTCTTTGCGCTTCATCATTTTGATAGCAACAGACTTTTTACCAGCATCACCTTGTGTACCAGCAATAGCTCCACCACCAACGTTGTTACATGCAGCATCTTCTTTAACTGACTTCTTTGCACCTTCAAGTTCTCTAGTGCCATGAACATCAGCATCATTCTTTTCAGCCCAATCATGCAAATGATCTTCGTGCTTGAATGTTTTGCGCCAAGGAGTTCTCTTCATACCTTTGATACCATGTGCTTCAATAGTATGATCTTTTGGTGCTTCGTCGATCTGTTCAACTTCTTCGTTTGTACGCTTGCGCAATTCAGACTTTGCTAGTTTGTTTTGCATATGTGCAACTTTAGAGTGAAACACTCCAGGTTTCTTTGCTGCAGTAGACTTAACAAAGTCATTGCTTGCACCAGTCATTTGGGTTTTCAACTCTCTTGGAGTTCTAGAATCACCCATACCTACATGTGGTTCTAATGGTTTATTACCAGCTTCTAGTACAACTTCTTCGTTAGCTTTCTTTGGCTCATTCTTCTTTAGAAGATCTTCACCAGCTTTACGTTCACGAGCAGTCTTCTCTTGTTCACGTTGGAATGCTTGTTGAAGTTTCATAGCAGCAGTCATACGTGCTTCATCTAAATCTTCTTTAACAGCTTTGAAGTGAGTAGGCTTCAACTGAATAGACTTACGATTGCCAGTTGTTTCATGGTGATCATAATCAACTGTGTAAGTTTTAGGTGCACCTTTATATAAACCCTTACGGATTTCACTAACGCGACCTTCTTTACCCTTTACATCAGCAGGGCCTTTATGAATAAGAACTTTGTCACCAACTTTGTGAGCTTCGTCCAATTGTTCTTCTAATTCTTTAAACGTAATCATCTATAGATGTCCTCTACCGTTATGTATATTTTTTGTTTTGTAGATGGGTGATAAACAGAGTAAATGTTCACATCATTAAACTTAGCTTGTGGACATGCGCTCAATTCGTTGACCATAATCAATGAACCTTTGAATGCCACAAGTTCTCCAGTAATAGGAGACACTACATGTTCTGCTAACTTGTACTTTCCTGGAAGTAGGTTCTCACCTTTAGTCATCCAAGTTTTAGACTCCGATAATGTATTGTCTAATGTAATACCTTCTTGTTCAAGGTATGCATTGAAGCCTTCAATAATAGCTTCTTCTGACATCTTTGTATTCTCTTTGATTAACCATAAGGCTGCAACGTAGGATGCAAGTTTGGTTTTACCAAGAGGTACTTTATTAAGCAATCGTTTCATGTTATATACTAAACGAAAGAATAGTGTATAAGCATCTTTCTCTTGAGGTGTTGTTGCTTTACGTAACACCTTTCCATCAGCGTCAATTAAACCTAGTTTGAATGCTTGTGTTTCATTCCATGGTGTAACTAATTGGCGTAGGAACCTAAACGTATAGTAGACATCTACCGCTCGTTGTAATAGTGCCATTAAATTTTCCTTAGTACTTCTACGATTTTTTGATCTAGAGGTACTTCAACATATTGTTCTTCTGGTAAGTAGTTTAAGTAGACAAGGAATGTCTTTAACACTGACCAATTCTTTTCTTCTATTTTATAAAACATCATATGATTAGCTTCCTTAATACCAAACACATTGTATAGTACTATCAAATGATTAAGGATTAAGCGTTCAATTAACTCACCATTCGTCTCATATCGATTAAACAACCTCTTTAGATATTTGAACCTTTGAAGATCTTCTTGGAATTCTTCTTCAGTCATACACTGTGGGTTGTTATAACTCTTAGCAGCAAAGAGCATAAAATTTTTGCTATTCAGCTTTTCAAAACTTTTCATGATGTCCTAATAAAACATAACAGAGGGACTATCCCCTCTGTTATTTACTCAACTGCTGGTGTGTCTTCTTCAGGTTGAGCAGGTTGTTGACTAACGTCTAAACCTGCTATTGCCATCAATAACTCACCAGTCTTAGCATCAACCCATCCCAATTCAGTAGGGATTGAGTTAGGAGCCCAGTGTGGTGCAGTTTGTGCCATGGATTATCCTGTTACTTTTGCTTTGAAGCTGCTGAAGCTCTTTTTACCGGAACCTTTTTTGCCGCAGGCTTCTTTAACGGAGTCGTCTTCGCTGGTGTCTTCTTTGACGCCGGTTTTGCCTTTGCCGTCGTATTTGCCTGCGCCTTGACCCTTTGGCTCTGTGGCTTTGGTAAGCTTACAGGTTCCACAGTCTTGCTTATCGGCTGTGTCGTCTGTGACGTTGACATAATGCTTGTCAATAAAGTTTGCTTCACCTTCAGAATGAGGTTCCATAATTTCTGCATCATCTTGTTTATCCTTCATGTTTGCATGTTTAATTTCTTTAGCTCCCATCTTAACGATGTCGGCTTGCTTCTCTTCATCTAAGACTGCTGAATCATCAGCAATCATTGATTCCTTCACGCCATGCGATTTTCCGTGATCAAGTACTGCACTCATAGCACGATTTGGACCATGTTTTTCATAGGCGTTTAAGTATGTATGAGCACCTTCTTTAGCCTTTTCAGCTGTTGAGTAACGAGTACCACCAGCATACATTACAGTACCCTTTGCTTTATGCTTTACAATAGCACGATGTCCACCAAACTGACTCTTCTCTGAAGTAGCATGGTAGTCATCAGCATTAATAGCTTCAGCAATCATAACATCATCAATCTGTTCTAGTTGAACAGACTCATTCTTTTTACTTTTGCGCTCTTGAGCTTCGTCGTCTTTTTGCTTGCCGCCACCATAACGTGTGCCTTGCTTCTTACCAGAGCCACCATTAGGTTGAGTACCATGCTTGTCTTTAACAGACTTCATCATGTCATCCCAACCTTCTTCAACTTCTTCAGCTTCTTCATTACGAATAGCTTTAAGATCTGATGAGTCGATCTTGCCGTTTTTATTTTTATCAAGCTTATGTTGATTTCCCTTAAGCTCTTCAGCTTTCATTTTCTTATAAGATTCAGAAACTACGTCTGTCTTAAAAATTCCCCATGTAGTCATTTTATTTCCTTAACCTAAAAATTTAGTAACGATATCTGCGTGACCTACGAGATATCCCAATACGATTGCACCACCAGCGATCATCCAACGCCATTTTTCAAGTATGTCTACTCTTTCACCAATATCTTTAATGTCTTTTTGAATTTCAATTTGAATTTCTTGGTGTTGTTTCTTGGCAAGTTCAGCACTTTTGTTTAACTTAGCGTCTAAGCGTTGATCCATCGCTTCAATCTTATCAATGATTTCACGATTGCCAGTTGTTATACGTGAATGCACTTCCTTCACGTCAGCTTTGAGGTCCTTAACGTCCTCTTTAATGCCTTCGACTTGGATTTCCAATTTAGCTATTCTTTCTGTTTCCATCACTTCTTACTCTTTTGTTTTTGCAACGCAAGTTGGGCAAGATTACGAATGCGTGATGATGTGTCTGTAGATTCTTTTTGAATTTCTGATTTTACACGATTGAAGATACTAATATCACCAGTAACTAAATCAGTCAACGTAGTGAATACACTTAAGAGTAATCCACGTTGTTGAACTGTAAGTGGCTTATCAGCCTTAAGAGTATCAAATGCAAGTTTTAACTTGCTTACATCAGTTGTATCAACTAAGCCGAGACGTGCTAATTGCAATAAACGTAACTCAGCTTTATCTGTAGTTTCATAGATAGCTTTTTCAAAGTCATCTGATTCTACTTCTTCATGCACTCCGCCATATTGGTGACTATGAACTGTAGCGCCTTGCTTCTTATAATGTGCAAGAGCAGTCTTTACTGCATGTTCACGACCATGATGAGTAGACACAGTAGCTGTACGCTTTTGTTTAACAGTAGAATCCTTTGGAGTAATCTCAACATGGATTTTATGTTGTGGTTGTCTTACTGGATCTGGAACATGATACTCATCATCTTCGCGGCCACGGCCAAGACCTTCAACAACTTGTGTGTCTTCAGTCTTTACATCATCTTCGTCTTTTACGTTTTTAGTTTGAGTGCGAACTTTACGACCAGATTTAGCACTGATCTTAAAATCAGCGGAAACAATTTTATGTGCTTCCATGAATGCTTTCAGCGTTGCCATATTAGTCTCCGAATGCTACAGCTACAGCTTTAATAGCAGCAGAAGCAGCAATAGTTTCAGTAGTGACTTTACGGATGTAAACAACTTCACCTACTGCAACTGTTAGTGTACCAGTAGTAGCACCATTAGCAACTGTAATTGTAACTACAGCAGCAGTGTCGTTACGAAGACGAAGAAGTTGAGCACCATTTGCACTAGTAGCAGTGCTTAGTGCAAACTCTTGGCCAACGAGTTTAATAATTCTATCTGCCATTTGATTTCCCATTAGATGTTGATAAGTCGTTAAACGACTTGATTTTAGTTTTATTTATTGATGTATATTCAGCCCAGTTAGTCTTGCTCAACATCTCGTTGATCACAGCTTCCTCGACTTTAATCACGTCTTTTAACCACTTACGCTGTTTGTTGCCATTGTAAGTTTCGATAATCACGTAGTTGGAACCAAGGCGTTGGATTTGACCAAGCTCTTTCGATTCCTTGATTTCAATTACGTCACCTACTTTGAATAGATCACCATTCACATAGGCTTCACGTTCTTTGCTGAGTGTTGGCAATTGGATGTGTTGTCTAAAGTTGTAAGATTCTTTGAGACCCATTCCTGCTCGCACTGCATTAAAAAGTTTCTGCGCTTCTTTAAATCCGCTTGGTAAGCCTTTTGCAAACAACTCAAAGTTGTTATCTCCGGCTGCTGCTCGCATTTTGCTTGCAGACATACCGCTAACGTCTTCAGCGTCCGGGTCACGCTCACCAGCAGAGACAACCTGTACGCCACCCTCAAAATTGTAGAACCCTGTTGCACGCTTCTCTCCGTTATATTTGTTCAGAGTTTTATTAAACTCTTCAACACGGTCAGAGCCAACGACAAAAGTTACTTGTCTGTAACCTTGAGCATATAGAGAATCAAGAGCATCAAACGCTGTCTTGATTTTTACATCGGCAATGATATTACGCGCATGACGTGGAAACATCTTACGCATAAATTTAATTTTTGTAGTGTAGTCTAATGGATTCTTTTTAGCATCATGAGATTGAGATGCGTAAATGCGATATGTACCTTTGGAAATTGAATGCACTTTTTCAATAAGCTTTTCATGACCAACAGTTGGAGGATTAAATCGGCCAAACGTAAATGTTACGTGGCCTGTAGCCTCTTTCAAATACTCTTTAAAGTGTTTCAATTACATTGCCCCTGCTGTACCAGAAGATTTGTTCTTCTTATAGTTACCAGTCTTACGTGCAATATCGTCTTGCTTTACACGACGAATCAACTTAGTTGAAATGCGCTTAATAGCACCTTTCATACGCTCAAGTTTTTTACTTACTTGTGCTCTTTGTGAAATTGGAATTTGAGCCATTGTGCGACCTTGATAAAGGCGCTTAACCAATAGTGATTTAGCTCTTGTTTTTGCTCGACCTTTGATACGGTCTGAAGAAGCGAGGCGATGAGCCTGCATTTTGCGTGCTAGTGAGATTCTAGCTTTACGGCGAATGAAAGAAGCTTTACGCTTTAGACGACCAGCAGTGTCTAATACTTCATCAATCTGTTGAAGTTCTTCCGTTGTTAGTTCTACAGTCTCGGCGACAGCGTCTAACTCTTTTGAGTATTCTTTAAAATTTAACATGTGTTTCCCATTAACCGCGGCCAGGACTATCCCAACCTTTGATAATATCTGGATTGAAGTTGTTCGTAGAGAACTCGAGTCTGTTAACCAATTTTACAGCCCCACCACCAATCCTGTCAATAGCAACGAATCCTTCAGCACCTGTAATCTTAAAGCCTTGCTTTGTCTTTACAAATGTCTTAGTATTATTGATTTGGTTTAGCTTATTTATAATAATCTCTTTTGCAGCAACAATATGTTTTTGCAATTCGAAGATCTTTTCTAAGTCTGCTACATGACTATCAAGCATGTTTAATACTTCTTGACGCTTCTGAGCTTTAGCATCCTTAGACTTATCTGTCTTAAGCTTGTCTATATCTTTCTGGTACTTATCGTGAATATACTTCAATAGTCCTCGTACGTGATCTCGTCCTGATCCCATTCGCTCAGCTCGTCGTATGAAGGTGTTGTTGTAAGTATTAATGATGACGTTAAGTTCTTTGTCTGATGAGATTGCAGTAAATACTCCTCTTCCAATAGACTGGAATATTTTACCTGCATCGGATAATACTTTCGTGATTTGCTTCGTCTCACTCGAGGTGAGTGTTGCTCTGCCACCGAGGTCTGCAACTCCAGCTGATACAGCCCAGACCTTTGAGGTTTTCTTGAATGCTTCAACGTTAACGCCATAAGATGCTCTCATTTCTTCGAAAGATTTACCCTCGTACGACGTATGGAAAACTACACCAATGTTTGCATTAAGCAAAGCACTGGCCTCATTCTTTGGTACAGCGTAAACGATGGTGTTTGGATGGAATGTAATATACTCATCACCTTCAATAGTTTCACTCTTAAGATCATCTTGAGTAAACATAATATCGCCCTGCACTACACCTTTGATTCCTAAAAGCTTCAGGTTATCAAATGCAATGATTAGTTTCTTTTGTAGGTCACCACTAGTGTCTGCTTCAATATCAGCATGAGACTTATAAACCTTTGGGTTCTTATTAAAGATACCCTTCTTAGCAACAAAGAACTTTCCATCTTGTGGATCAGTTCCAGCAAACACTGCTGGTGCACCATCCCATTTGACAGTCAGTCCTGTTCTAGCTTCTGCTGGTTGATGACCAGCTAACATATCTCTTAATGATTGAAGAGCGTTAATTGCTTGACGTGCTCCATTGACTCCACCATCAAGGACTAAATCCTCAAGGTGAGTCATGTGAGTATTCTTCTCTTCAATTAGATAATTCTTAAATGATTTCATTTTTGTTTCTTACAATAAGCATTTGTAGTTTGCGTTGTTTTCCATAATGTTAACTGATGTCCCATTGATAGGAGCAATGTTATATGGAGTTGTATTTTTTGGTAACGCAAATTCGATAGTAAATGTAAATTGATAACCTTGAGCGCCAATTCTTCCATTTGATCTTTCTGCAGCATCAGCCTTAGTGATACCTTTTGATTGGCATCTTACACGTGCTGTAATTCTGCATACATCTTCAAACTTTGGTACTAGTGGAAGACCAGCTTTTTTCATTCTTTCATTTAAACCTAATGGGTCTTTATTGCCCAGTAAGTAAAAGCCGTGTGTACCAACGTTGATGTAGTACGTATTCTTTAGGTTATAGTACTTAGTCATTGCATCTGCTGGCAATTGCATCTTGATATCTGGGCATGTCTTTAAATCAGTGTCATAGCGTTCACGCAATGGAATCTTTAACATCTGACGTTCCCAGTCTTTTGTTCTATCTGAAACGTTATAGATTGGCGTATCCCATTTTCTATTGATTTCATTTAGTACACCTGCAGACTTTGCTAGATCAGCAAGGAATTGCTTTTCAGTTTCGTCATGATCAATTTCACCAAACTTCCAGTGAGGTGTTGAGTTTGCATATGCTTTAATAACAAGACTTCCACCTGCTGTAGGTGATATCTTAAGTTCGCAACCGGCCGGTTTGCCACGAACTGTAAGCATTAAATCTGGACGAGTATGCGAAGCGCCAGCGGTAATACCATCTGATAAACCAAATTTCTTAAGAAACTTAGTTGCATTTTCCTCGTATACGAAACCTTGTTGAGCAGCCATCTTTATTCCATTAAACTATACTGCTATTTATAAAAAACTAAGGGCAGCTAATGCTGCCCCGTTTTAACTATTTTTCATACAAAGGTTGTAGAGTGGTTCCTCTAATTCCCTAGCCTCTCGTTCCCAAGAGGAGTTATAGTGATCTTTTGTCTTATGATACGTTCGTTCATCAATTCTACCAGTACACATTTGCCAGACATGCACTAATTCATGGGCTAAACATTTGATAGCAAAATCAACGCCTTTATCACCTCGAATATCTACATCAATTTCCTTTGGTTTACCATTATCATATTCTTCGATGCAAAGACAATAACCATCTACATCTTTTCCAAGACCTTTACCTTTGACTGAAATGTTCACTGTAACTCGACCTTGTTTACGTCCCATCAATTCATTCAAAATAATACTAGCAGCATTATACAAAATCTCACGTTTTTCAGTAGTGAGAAGTGGACTTGGCTTAATGTAGATCATCACTTGTTTTTAATATAGTTAATCAATTCTTTTGCTTGACTTAGATCACTTGCATCGACTGCTGCGTCGATCATATCAAGTTGCTGGTCATGTAGATAATTCAATGTTTGCTGAATAGCAATTTGTTTCTTGCGACTTCCTATCGTGTAGGTGATGCTTTTGTAAAAGTCATTGGGATTCATATTAGTCCTTTGCATGAACATACACATCAATACGAACTGCATCTTCCATTTTGATAGATTTAATCCATTGATTCTTGTATTTAGTAGCATACGCAGGATTGTTCTTACCAAGACGTGGCTTCAATACAACACGATGTTGTTTAGGAGCAATCAAATCTGTTGCACTAGGATTCCACTTCAATTTGTTTTGATAGTGAAGACGAGAGATACGATTTGAAGTAGCAACAGTCTTACGAACAATTTCAATTGCATGCATGTCAGTCACTGAGTTAACATCTGCTGTAAAAACATATGCGGTGCTTGTGCGTTTAGTCATTGTTGTTCTCCGTCAAAAGTTGATTAGTCAATTTGTAGCATTCAGTTTCTACTTCGAGAATCATCTCAAGTGGAAACCCTGTAAGTTTCTCGATATCAGTAGGCCAATATCCAGCACGAATGTATTCAGCAATCTCTAATTGCATTTCAGCCATTTTACCCACGATCGACAGTCCCCAAAACGCCATTAGAGCCACGTGTGTATTTGCTCACTGTTTGAACCCAGACTGTGTACTTAGACTTGTTAATATCAAATGTTGCTTCATTCTTACGTGGACCACGATAAGCGCATTGAGTAACCTTTACGCCGTCTACTATAGTAACTACATCTACTTTTTTCCTAGCCATGTAAACTCCTTTTTGACTGTTGATGGATCTATTATACACCATTTGCGGGTAGTTGTACAGGGCTAAATGCAAAAAAGTTTCAACTGTATCATTTTAGACACAGTTGAAACTTAAACCTAAAGTATTCAGTTTTTATTTGTTAAAGTAAGAAGAATTCTTTAACCAAAAGTAATACTTTTCAAAGCCTTCTTCAACGTCTACTTTTGGATCATATCCAAAGTCTCGACGAGCAGCTGAGATATCTAATGCACCACGACTTGGAAAGTCTGCATCTTTATCACGAACTTCAATGTCACCTTTACCTGCAAGTTTGACAGCCATCTCAGCAGCATCATACAAACTTACGCTATGACTTTTAGTAATGTTGTAAGTTTTGTTATGAGTGTTCTCACTTAGTGTAGCAGCAACAATTCCATCAGCAGCATCTTCAACATACGTGAAGTCTAACACTTCTTTAATGCCATTAACCTTTAGTGTTCCACCACGCATTGCTGTTAGTAAGAACTTAGAGATGACTCGATCTTCCACGTCGAGTTCACCGTATACAGCACTGGGGCGTATAATAGTGTAACTAAAAGCGTTACGACGAGCATAATCTTTAACAAGCCATTCTCCTGCAAGTTTCATAATTCCATACTGACCTTCTGGATAGCATGGTTCATCTTCTTTAATACAATGAGTAAATTCGCCATATACCATTGATGAACTAATGTATAAGAACTTCTCTACTTTAAACTCTTCAGACAATTCACATAGGTTTAACAAACCTTCTGACATAGTCTTTGAGCCAAGTTGAGGGTTAGCATTAACAACCTTTTGACGAGGAAAGCTTGCTAAGTGCATAACAATCTCAGGTTTAAAATCTTTGTAGATTTCACGCATCACCTGACGATCAGCAATGTCCACCACACGAATATTCAATGGATCACGCGGTGTTTCAATCTTTTGCAATCGTTGATTGAACAAGTAGGTCATTTGATCTTGAGGGATGATACCATAATTAGTCATGGTATCAACGATCAATAGATCATGATTGGCTTTCAATCTCTTAACAACATTATGTCCAATAAGGCCTAAGCCTCCTGTGATTAAGATTCGCATGTAACTAACTCTGTAGCCATTGGGAAGATTTCAGCAATAACTTTAGCACATGCTAATGCTACTTCACGGTGTTCTTTTTGAGTACCATTACCAGCACGCAATTGAATAAAGTGAATCCAAGAACGCAATGTACCATTCATGTACATACGGCTTACAGTATTACCTTCTGGTAAGATTGAACGTGCTTGTTCTTTAGCAATACCTTTAGCAATCGCTTCAGCGTATGTTTCACGAACATAATCAATTAAGAACTTCTGTTTAGCGTCCCACCAAACTTGTAATTCAACATCATCAGTCTCAATAGAATTTTGACGATTCTTTGTATCCTGCAAGCGTGCTTCACGAAGAACAAAGTCTAAGTCTTTAGTTGGATCTGCATATCGTTGAGAGAACTCTTGGAATGAGAATGAACGGTGGCGTAAGATTTGACGAGCAATATCACGCGTGGTTTCAATTTCAATACAAGCTGAAACCATTTCTAATGGTGACCAATGTTGGTGCTTAATCAAATAACGAATAAGCTTATCTGCAGTGCCTGCATTCAATTGATTAGATGGATTTGATACACGTGCACAAAAGGCAATCAAATCCTGAACATCTAAAAGACCTTCTGAATAAAACTCACGTGATGGTTTACTATATGATACTAATTTAACTTCCATTTTCAATCCTCTTAATTTCTAAAACATCACCAGTTGGAACCTTATCAGCAAATTTGATTGCTTCCTCATAAGACTCAAAGACCTTTGTAGTTACACTACTTTCATTGCTATTTGTGTAATAGCATACCTTATATTTTCTGCTCATATTCTGTATCTCCAAACTGAGTTGTTGCAGTCCACTTCTTATGACAAGTGACACAACTAACATTACGTCTTGTAATGTTTCCATCAGGGTTAATATTCACACCATTCTTATCATATACTGGTGTGAAGTACATTGCCGTTGTCATTGCAAATCCTTCAATGAATCTGCATTCTTTATCGCAACCTTTACTTAATTCTGTGAACATGCTAACATTCCTTGCTTAACTGCGTGATACCATTTGTTTCTATCACTTGGAAATATATACGAATTCTTCCAAAGCGTATTAAAGGCGTCAAGATCTTTAATCATAAATTTTACTTTGACTTCCATATAGCCATTGAAGCCTTCGCAAGTCATATCAGGCGATGTTGATTCATAACTAGTAACAGCTTTTGCAAACTGTTCTGGCACTAATAACATTGCCATCAATGAAGCATGACACATTACAACTTCTAGTTTCATATCAATCCTGTACAGCGCCTGGATTAATTGGTGGAAACCCTCGGCCGCTTGGACAAAAGCCATCAATGTTTCCACATGAACCAGATGTATTGTTTAAATCAATACCACATTTGTAACATGGTCGTCTGATGGATGAAAACCAATCAGGTGTAATTGGTCTATCACCAAACTCTTGTACCTTTTGTACATTGCCAATTTCTGTAAATGTGCCATCCGTATAGAAGATGACAACCTTTTGAATGTCTTTACTCATAACTAAAATTTCCAAAGTCTTTACGTTCACGAGTTCCAAATGTGTTTAGAGGTTTATCCTCTTTAGCATCAGGCACATGAGCCGAGTCATTGATTAGAGATTGTGCTGATGGTTCTACATCATACAATTTCATACGTGATCTATCAATACCAACGATGAATCGTTTGTTTGATGTTGGATCGTTATATCGATTCTTCAATTGTTTGACCATGACTTGACCGAGCTTTTCAAGTTCTTCCGTCGAGATAACGGCAAACATGAAGTCGGCTGTCGCTGGGAGACCGAACGATTCTGAAGTATCTTCAAGGCCCACGTCTGTATTTGAGAATCCTGATCGTGTGGTCTGCGTTGCGGATACAACTGGGACGCCTGTTTCAACTGCCAAGCCACGCATTTCTTCTGCGATCGCCTTAACATATGAGTATGTATTGACTGAACCGCCGAGTCCTTTAATTCGCGAAGAAGCGCAAATATTGAGGTAATCGATAAAGATGATATCCGGCTTAAAATTCTTTTTAAGTTTAAGTTCATTTAGTAACGCTCTGAAGTGACCAACGTGGGCCGCTCCAGTTGGATACTCTTTAACAATCAATTTACCAATATTCTTCTGAGCGATCTTTTGAATCTTCTGGTCGTATACGGCTTTCGGCAATGATTCCAATTGATCAACTGGGATGTTCATTAGGTTGGCATCAATACGTTCAGCAATACGTTCCTCGGCCATTTCCATAGTTATGTATAGCACATTCTTACCTTGAGTAAGAGTGGCACCTGCCATATGACACATGAATAAAGACTTACCAACACCTGTACCAGCAA